GGGCATGGATCACCGAAAGAACATCTGCCGGGGAACAAACCGCACCGGAGCCTTTTCCCGGTCTTCCTCTGCTGCAAGCTGGAACTGCTGCTCATAGTCCGCCTTCAGCTCCATACGCCGCCCAGCATCAACGCCGGGAAGCTTCTGCGACAGATAGAACGCAAGTCCTGCCACCATGCACGGAAGGAAGCGGAACGGGATGTCCTGCCCATTGATGCCGTTACCGGCGTCCTGAATCCGACGCATACGCCAGTAGACGAATGTGTAGGTCTGGCTGTTATCAGGCTTGGGCCAGACATGGATCTGCGGGTAAACCACCGTGTTGGTGGAGTTCGTCGCACCCGTCTTCCGCTGGAACCACACCTGAATCGGGCGTCCCGTAGCGTTCTTGTTGGGGATCGTCGCGTAGGTGCTGACCGAGATCCGCGAGATGTTGATGTCGGTCTGGTTCGTGCCCGTACCCGTGCGGATGACGTGATCCAGCAGGTCAATGGTATCGACAGGGATATCGTATGTACCAACATTGTACGTCAGTACCTGAGACCCCTGCTCAATCGTCCACAGATTGATACCCCGGTTCGCCCACTCGATAGTCAGCAGGTTCAGCGAACGGCGCGCCGTACGAAGATCGTAGCCCGTGCGAAGCTCCTGCCCGCAACGCTCAAAGGCGTCCTCGACCAGCGTATTCAGGTCGAGGTTGAAGTCGTCCGTATCTGTGGTTTTATAGACCATTTACTTATTCAGCTTCCGACGAACTTTGCCACCCTTCTTCATCACTTTTACCGGCTCATCACCGTCACGCTTCATGACGGTACGGGTCTTCGGCATCTTGCTCGGGGCGATTGCCCCCATACCACGGGAGGGACGCATCTTCTTGCTCCTAACGGAACTTGGCCGTTTTTTGGGCGATGGTTTTGGGCTGGGCGACGAACTGCTTGCCTGCTTTTTTGCCAGCGCGCTTCGCACGAGTCGTTGCAGCGTATTCAGATGGGCTAAGAGCCTTGATGGCGTTTTCGGGGAGGTAGCGCTCGCCCGTTTTTGACGAAGGTTTGCCACTCTTGGTCCTCCACTTCTGTGCAGTCCAGTCTTTCAGCGATTGCTGTGGCGACTTCATTTTCTAATCCGCTCCCGCTCTTCAAGCAGCTTTACCTTGACCTGAAGCTCGTTGATGTCTCGGTAAATCTGTTCTTTCAAAAGGCTTCGACGCTCTGCCGAGACCGGGCTATCCGTCGGGACGCCTTCCTTAGTGATCAGCGCGGGCATCTGCCCTTCCACCTTTGTAAGACGCTCGGAAAAAGAAGCAACCTGCCCAAGAAGCCAAGCAATGCAAGCCACCACGATTGGGATGACCGCCTTGAGCAGATCCGTCATGTTCACCGATACCCCCCGCCTTTCGCTTTGTACTGCTTGGCAAGAAGCTGCGCCTTACGCGCTGACCATTGTCCCGCCTTCGTGCCCTGCACAGGAGCGGCTTTGATCCGCTCAAACAGAGCCTTCCGCATACCCGGCTTCGTGTAGTTGCCGGATTGATTGACGCGGGACTTAGCAGCCATCAGACCATCTTGCCTTTGGTCTTGCCACGCTGCTCGCAACCACCGCCACGAACGTGACCGCCACCAGCCATCTTGATCACGGTGCCTTTGGTCTTGCCGCGCGATTCGATACCGCCACCACGCGCATACTTCTTGGCTTCAGCCATCTCTTCGCGGACCATCGACTTCGGCAGACCCGCCTTCTTCATGGCTTTCGCGTGCCGCATTTCCATTTGAGCTTCTTTCACTTTGCCTCCTTTTTGCATGCCCGTCATCCTTTTGAGCGAGTGATACGGCATATCAATCTTGCCATGCCGAGTGTTGGGGATATTAACTTTTGCACCAGCGCCGCCCGCACCACTGGCAAGCCGCGCTTGCTTACGCTCAGCTTTCACATAGTCCGCACCCATCGTCCGGTCCGAACCGATAAATTTATCAAAACGCACGTCAGGGCTAAGATGCCCGCCACGAGCAAGACCCCCCACTTGCATGTGCTTCACCCGACGCTGCTCAGACAGCGCAATCGCCATCGCCTGCTTCGGATTGGTGACTTTCTGCCCGGACGAGGACTTAAGCGAGCCAGACCGGAACTCGTGCATCACCTTGCGGACTTTGCCGCCACCAGCTTTAGCTTGGGGATTCATTTAGCGTCTTTCACGAGTTGGTCAAGCTTCACTTCAATACGGTCGAAGCGGTCAAGGATCTGCTGCATGTCCTGCCGAAATTCCTGTCGAGTGATGTGATCTCGCGCCATCTCTTCGCGTGTCTTGTTCAACAGGATATTCAGGCGCGACAACTCACCGAATTTCTCCCGCATCACAAACGCCATCACACTGACGAGCAGCGTCAAGACAATATTCCAGACGACAGCATCCATACGCACGCCTTAGCAGTTCCATGCCCGAAGGGACTTATTGATGCGGCTGTTCGGGTCCTTCGCTGTTTTCGCCGAAGTCAGCTTCTTCTTCATACCGGTCATACGCGCACAGAAGCTGTCGCGACGAGAGCCGCCTTCTGGCTGTGGCCTCTTCAAACCGGGTTTGCCGGGATTGGCGCGATTGTACGAAGCCCTCCCCTTCGCATTCAGACCACCTGCGGGATTCTTTCCTTCTGCTCTTTGCCATGCTGGTGTTTTAGCCACTAGGCAGCCTCGCTCATGGTTGCGTCAACAGGCTTCAGCATCGGATACAGAATCTCTTTGCCGAAGCTCGATTTGAATTCATGGATACCCATGTGACCAAGCTCGATGGTCGGGTCAACCCACACCGTAAACCCAGCCTCACGCGCCCGGTCGCAGAAGAGGAAATCCTCGCCGATGTAACCCTCCGGCGTGACCTTGAAATCGAAGAAGCTGTGGAGGATTTCGTCGGAGTTGGTGTCCTTATGCCGCCACTCGGGGTGCATCTCAGCGAGCTTCTGGAACACTTGCTTGTGAATCATCATGAACCCGGTAGCAATACGGCGAGCTTTCACCAGCCCCATCGGATCCATGTAGATGTTGTCCGCATCGCCTTCCAGCGACAGGATGTACACCTTGCCTTCCTTGCGGGCTTCGTATGCGCCACCGACGATAGGCTTCGTCTGGTTGAACGCCAGCAAGCGAATCACCGAGTCCGCATCGAACGTCATGTCGGAATCAATGAACATCAGGTGGTCGCAGTTCGACTTCATGAACTCATGCGCGATCATGTTCCGGGCACGAGAAACCACCGAACAGCCACAGATACTGTTCACTTGGATGTGGATTCCGTGCTCCAGAACCTGCTGTCCCAGCTTCATCAGCGAGACAGCCATTTTCAACCCGACCTTATGATCATAGGCCGGGAGGCCAATCATCAGCTTTTTACCTGCAAGGTTGTAGCTTTGTTGGTTTTGCATGATTAACCGCAGTAGAGAGTGGCCTTTGTAATCTGTGTGAGTGCAACGATACCGAAGTCATTTGACGCGGAACGGCCAACCAGAATCCCGTTACCCGGAAGAAGCAGCGTGCCGATGGCAGCCGTTGACGCCGGAGTATCGACGGTAAGGATGTTGGTGCCCGTCGTGGAATTCATGGTTACGACAATGGACCCCGCCGAGCCTGCGCCAACGAAGCTCCACCCACGGATGCGAGTCCGGGGCAGACCAAGGTTTACCGCGTAGCCGATGGAAAGGGTGGAGGCCCCGGAAGTACCACTCGCGGTAATGCTCGTGATTGACGACCAATAGTTCGTAGTCGTAACCGTAGCGGTATTACCGCCCGCGATATCTTCCGTAGTCGTACCGCTCTGGCTGCCAACCACCGTGCCGACGATGGTGTAAGTGACGCCCGTAAGGTCACCAACCGAAGTCAGCGTAAGACGGTAGCCGCAGCCGTTGATCGCCCCTGCCGCCGTGAAGTCGGTTTTGAGCAGGGTAAGCGCCCCTGCCCCATGCACAGCAGCCGCGCGAAAATACGCGGCGCTTGCCGTCCCAGCAGGGTTTACTGCCCAGATGTCACCACCGATCATGGCGACCTCCTATCAGACTTGCTGATAGAAGACGTAGACGAAACCGTGTCCGGTAGAAGCAGCCGTGCCGACCGACGTGATCCGCAGGTAGATAGCGGACGTCGATTCCCCATAGGGAACCAGCGCATTGAGCGAGCTGGTAGCAGCCGCGCTGTTCATGGCGAGCAGTTGCGCGCCGGTAAACGTCGGGTTCACGCGACCCGCAGCGGAAAGGTCCATCGTGGTCACATACTGCGTGCCACCGGAAGTCGTGCCAACCGTCGCGGCAGCGGAAGTGCCTTGGTTGTACGCAGTATCGACATCCGCGTAGATATCAGTGATGACGGAGTTGCTGGGGACGTAGATGATGCTGTTGAACGAACCAGCCGCCGCAGTCATGGCGGTCGTCACGCCGTTGGGAGCGGTGATCCGCAGATTGGGGATATCGAACGTCCAGTACTGCATCATCAGGACGTTGCCCGTATTGACGTACAGATTCTCGCGAATCGTGCCCGACTTAATAGGGCCTTGGAAAGTGGACTGAGCCATCATTACCTCGCGTTGTAGCGCATCCCCGCATCGTCTCTACAAAGTCTGCTGGGTCAGTCGATGCAGGTAAAAATCCCAGACCGAATTGTGAGTAGGGGGGCGTAGGCCCCCCTACTGTACCACTACTTCATCACGCCGAACCGGAAGAACCCCAGATGCCGAGCGGGTCCGACCAGCCGAAGCTGTAACGCTCGCGAGCCTTGTACCGGACGTTGCCGGTGTCAAAGTCGCCGTCCATGCTGTTTTGCAGCGGGACACGGACAAAGTGCTTCATGCCGTTCGGAACGTCGGTCGTCAGGAACCAAGCGTTCGTGTCGGTCAGGAAGTGGTTGACCGTGAAGCCTTCCGCAATCGACCCCATCGCCTTGAGGGCGTTGATGTCGTTGTTGGTCGTGCCGACACGCAGTTCCGTGTCAAGCAGGCGCTTCGCAACGAACATCAGGGCCGGGGGGATGACCAGCTTACGCGGTTTGGCCGCGATCAGCAGACCCCGTTCATCCGTCCACGCCGCGATCTGAATGACCGCAGCTTCAAGCGACGTCTCGTTGAGGTCAACGTCGGTCGCCGGACGGTTGGAGTTGGTGCCGCCCGAAACGAGCGGATGCGCCGTGTTGCACAGCGACACACCGTCACCACCGTTGTAGCCCGAGGCTTGGAAGGCGTTGTTGAGAACCGACGCCGCCTTGACTTGCTTGGTGTACGCCATCGCACGAGCCAGCGCCTTGGTATAACGAGCCGACAGGGTGTCGTACAGGTTATCCTCGACCGCTTCTTCAGTGATCGAGAAACCAAGAGCAATGGTTTCGTGCTGGTAGCGAGCCGTCCAAGCTTCTTGCGCGTTGTCGTAGGAGATCGCATTGCCTTCCGGCTTGACCGGGGCAGCGCTGAAACCGGACAGCTTGGTTTCCTCTTCAAACGAACGCTCAGAAGTTTCGGTTTCGTACACTTCTTTGTGCTCTTCGCCGTAGCGAGAGTACTCCATGCCGAACAGCGCGTTCAGGCCGGGGAGAAGTTCTTTAAGAAGCTGTGCGCGACTAATAGCCATTTGTCATTCCCCCTTAGATGCCAGCGTTGCCACGATACATGTGGACGCCCATGTTCCAAGTCACCAGCACTTCGGTGAAGGAACCCAGCGAGTTCACGGTATCGGGAACAACGTCTACGACTTTGAGCGGCAGGGTAGTGGTGACAGCCGTGGTCGAAAGAATCGCCAGTTTGCTGTCGCCCGTGATGGTGCTGCCAATGTTGTTAACCAGCGCCGCATTGCCGCCCACCAGACCAGCACGGTCCTTACCGCTCATCGTGGTGGTGCCCGAGACGATGGCGACTTTCATCACCAGATCCGGGTCATCCGCGACGTAAGCGTAGATGGCGTTGGAGGTGTCAACCGTGCCGGTCGTGTTGGCCGGGTAGTACTGCGAGTACACCCGCTGACCGAGCGTGTTGACGTAGGAACAGCCCATGAAAACACCGGCAACTTGAACCGGGGCGTCGGTGCTGATCGCAGCCGTACCCCAGACAGTACCAGCAGCCGACATGGACACAGCGTCACCAAAGAAAATGGCGGTGCCGTGGCCGCTGCCGATGGCCATCTGACGGGTAGAGCCAGCGTACACCTGACCACCCAGCAGGCTGACCGGACGAAGCCCGTAGGGGGCGTCGATAGTCGGGTATGCCATGTTGAGAAACTCCTAAAAGGTTATTTGGCTCCGCGCCCAAAGGAGGTTTCAGACCTACCTTCTTTGAACAGCGGCATTCTTGGGTCATTGTTGCGCATGAAGTGGTTATCAACCGACTCCACTTGCGCCCGGTTTTGTTTTGCGTAGTACGCATTACGCGCTTCCACAAACTCAACCGGAGCTTTGCACAGCATCAGCCCCCCGACTTCGACATTGCCGTCTTTACCGGCAGGAAGATTCAATTCCGGGTGGTCTACTGCTTTCACCGGAACCCAGCCTTCACGCACACGCGTAGCCACGTTGGTAAGTTGCGGCTGCCCGAGAAGGTGCGTCATGATCCACCGGAACTTGTAGCCCGGTTGCGGAAGCGGGTCAGGAAGGGTCGAAGGGGGAACATACTCATGCAGAGCACGAGTCTCTTTATCGCGTGTTTGGAGTTCACGTTGCGTGCGGTTATCAGCCATTGCTGCTCTCCAGTTTTACAAGTTCACGAGCATACTGCTCAGGCGTCAAGCGAAGCTTGGCAGCCAATGAAAGCTGCGTTTGCGTAAGCTTGATCTTTTTCGGCGCGGAAGACCGCGTAACTGGGGCAACAACAGCAGAGGGTTTTTCCCTCCGAGGAGCCTCTTTGCTTTCTTCGGCTTTGCCGTCAGCAAAAAACTCCGGAAACCGCTTCTTCATGTGCGCATCAATCTGCGTGTAATACTCGTCACTACGCGGGTCTACACCCGATTCAACCAACTTCTTGTGCCTCGTCAACGCTACTGCCGTCATCTCGTCGTCTGCGCCAAACCACTGATTGCGCTGTTGCCAGCGAAGCGTTTTTTCGTCCGCTCTGACGGGTTGCGATGTCGAGTCCTGAGCGCTGTATACCTGTTCTGATTGCTCTTGTAAAGGTGTCGGCTTAAAAGATTTTGCCTGCGACAGCTTCATTTTGGCTTCGGTCAACGCTTCTTGCGCTGCAACAATTGCGTCGGTATCGAAGTCCTCATGCGCCTTCTTAAGCGCGGTTTTAGCCGTCGCTACTTCAGCTTCGGCCGCTGCAACCGCCGTCGTGGCATACGCCTGCTCACCCGTATGAACGTACTCTTTCAGCTTCTTGTTCTCGTTTACCAACGCGTTGGTAACACGAAGCATCTCTTCCCGTTCGCGCACAGCGGCTTCTTTTGCCCGCCGCTCATCGTGCCGCGCCCGAGTCAGTTCTTTAATACGCCCCCGAACTTTCTCACTGTATTCAGCCAGTTCAGCCTCGGTGACTTCCTCTGGCTCTTTGGCCATAGGTTGCCTACCGCGATCCTCCTCGGGGGTGTCGTCAATAACCTCAATGTCAATATCGTCTTTATCCGCCGTGGCTGCCGGTTCTTTGGCGGCTTCCACTTCATCCGGAAATTTGAACTCTTCGCCTTGCGTGCTCACGTTTTTGCTCCTTAGTAAACGCGGGAAATGCCCCGAGGATCTTCCACAACCGCTTCCACCTGATCGTCGTACAGCAACCGGAACTCTTTTCCGTGAATGGAAATACGCGTGCCGGAATACTGCCGAGCGATGATGAAGTCGCCCACTTTGCACCACGGTCCGTTCGGATACTTGTTTTCGTCCTTGTAGGCTTCAGGCCCCAGCTTGACGACAAACAAAACGACCGTAGCGAACTGCTCCTGCACCCGCTGCGTCTCCGGGCGAAGGATTTCCGTGCCTTCAAACTTGTCTTCAATCGTAGGCACCGCACACAGAATGCGATACCCCGCTGGCTCCGGAAGCTGCTTTGCTTTTTGTTGCTCCGTAAGCTCGTCTACATCACTCATCAGCTTTTTCCTTTTTTTCCGCAAGGTCGATCAGAAGACGCTCCGCGAGGGCCAGACCTTGGATAACCCCACACAAGCGTTTGTACTCCTCAAAAGACTGGCACTGACCTGTGGCTATGTCGTCAGCGTACTGATTCATATCTTTGCGGATCTGCTTGTTCAGCAGCTCCAGCCACGCATCCATGTATTACTCCTTTTCTTGTTTAAGGCGCGCCATATCCATTCCGAGACGGAACCCTTCCTTCTCATCGGCATTGCGCGATTGCGCGGTATCCCGCGAAATGTTTGCTCCCAGCTTCACACTCTCCAGCTCAAGCTTCTCCTCCTTGAGCCTGATCTCATCTGCCCGCGCCGCAGCGTCCATCATGTCCTTCTTGGCCTTGCGGTCCACCTCGGCCTTCTTGATGGCAAGGTCCTGCATCTCGATCTGGATCAGCGGGTCCTGTGCGTTCTGCTGCGCCTGCTGTTGCGCCACCATGACTTGGCTCTGCGCGAGGACCTGCGGAGCGGCCTGCGCCATGCGCTGCGAGAGCATCAGCTCGACGTCGGGGCTGTATCCTTCGTTCTCCTCAAGCGTCGGGATCTCGATACCCATTGCCTGCGCCATGCGGTTGCGATACGCATAGCCAACGTGCTCGGAGATGTGCGCCATCATGGCTTGCATGATCATCTGCGCCTGCGGGTTCTGTCCCACGATCTGCTGGATCACCGGGTCCTGCATGGCTGCGCGGTGCACCGCAATGTGCGCCTCGTGGTTCTGATACGCAAACGCCTTGAGCGGACGCCCTTTCAGCGCGTTCTGATTCTCCTGCACCGGGTCCACCGGCTTGAGGTCCTCCTGCGACGGCACCAGCTTGGCCGCGTTTTTCACCCCCAGCACCTCCAGCATCTGCCTGTGGAGGAGGGGCAAGTCGTAGATCTGCGGGGCCGTAGCCGACAACTGCACCGCCGCTTGGTATTGCACGACGCGCTGCGACATGGTCGCCGCGTTTGGATCGGAGACCGGGATGATCTCCACGTGGTCGTAGTCGCCCCGCTTGGCACGCCTGCCGAGGTCGGCCTCCACGTCGTAGTCATAGTCGTCCGGCGTGTAGTCCTTGATGATGCCCGCGATGAGCTGAAGCTCTTGTTTGAAGGCGTAGTGCACCCGCGCCTGAACGGCGCTCATCACCTTCAACGTGCGCTCAAGGATGGCCAGTGTGGACCCCACCGGCGCTTGGTTCGACATATCGGAGATCTTGAGGTCCGCCACCGAACCGAAGCGCCTGCCCTCGTCGATGATCTTGTCAAGCAACTGCGCCAGCACCTGCGACGGCTCCTTGTACGGGAGCGGCAGGATGTTGTCCCTGATGGCCCCCGAGCCGATGTCCACGTCCCTGAACTCGCCCGGAGCGATGGGCGTGTCATCGCCTTTAATGCGCAGCCCGCGTGACTTGAGACCGCCGGGGAGGTTGGAGAGCGTGCCCGCATCCACGAGCTGGCGCATGATGGACGTGGCGTTCTTGGCGTAGCCACCGATCAAATGGAAGAGACCGAAGCCGTACGCCCCGAAGCCGGGGATGTATTGGTAGTGCACGAAGTGGTTGCGCTTCTGCTTCAGCGGATCGGACTCGTGCCAGTTGCGACGCACCCCCAGCACGATGTTCAACCCCTCGACCATCGTGACGATGTAGGGCAGCGCAAGCGGCTCGTCCTCATCCACGCCATCAATCTTCAGAAGGGCGTGCGCCTCGTATATGACGTAACGGTTGTCATAGCTCGCATCCAGCCCCGTCTCCTTGTCTTTCCTCTTCTGGATGTCGGACACCGCTGGCTTGGGCGGGTCAGGCAGGTCCACATCCCGCCAGAACCCGCTCTCCTGCAACACCTCCACCTCGTTGCGGGTCTTTCTCATGCGGTGCGTGATGCGCTCCACCGTGTGCATGTCGGAGTAACCGTACGGCAGCAGTACATCCTCGGCGGGCACGAAGAGGCTCACCTGCCGCTCTTTCGCCGGATCGTAGTAGACCTTCTTGAATGCCGAGCCTGCGCCGGGAAGGCTGAAGAGCATGCGCTCATGCTCAGGCCGGAACTCGGGCATTTTCTCAACCAACTGATAGTTCATGTCGTCCTTGACGCGGTTGGCAGCCTCCTCCTTCTCCTTGGTCTGCTTGCCGATGATCTGCGTCTTGGTCGGACCCGCTGCCGGGAAGGTCTCCATGATGGTCTCGGACTGGAAGCGCACCACGGCTTCCGCAATCATGGGATGGAACACACCGCACGCTCCCGGCCACGGCTCGGTGCGGTCCTCGATCTTGAACCCCATCAGCTCGATGCCCTGCGTGTACATCTTTTCCCAGTCCTTGCGAGCGCTCAGGTCATTGGTAATCTCGCGCTGCAATTCGGAAGCCAGCATCTGGAGCACGCGCTCATCCATCGTCTCGGCAAGGTTGGCGTTGAAATCCTCGTTCGCCTCCTTCTCCGGCTCAATGCGCACCTCCAGCCCATCGGCGTTGATGGTGACGGCTTTGGGATCCTCGATCTCAATCTCGATGTCCGGCTGGGCGGGCAGAGCTGCCACGCCAACGGGAGCTGCGTAAAGGGCTTTGTCGATGGCCATAGTGTGTCCTTAGTAGTAAGCCTTCCTGCGCCTGAAGTTGCGTTGCGGCTCAGGCTCGTCGCTGTCCAGACTTATGAAGCCGCCTTGCCGATAGCGAAGCAGCGCTTGGGTAGTGGTGTCCACGTAGTCATCATGCTCGCCAACCGGGAACGCCGCCACCTCCTCGATCACCTCCCGCGCCCAGCGCGTGTCGGGTGCCCAGACCTTGCCGGAAGCGAAGATGTCCGCCACCGCGTTGACCCGCACCATCTTGTCGTTGCCACGGCTGGGACTGAACTCCGACACGGGTATGCCCATCGAGCGAAGCTCCTGCAAGAGCGGCGCACCAGCAGCCTTCTTCTCGATGATGAACGCATCGGGCTGCCACTCTTTCCAATGCTTGTACGCCACCTGCTTCAGCTCAGGGAACTCCATCCGGTCCTTGAATGCATCGAGCAGGATGATGTTCGGTGTCGGCTTGCCCGTATCGACGTCGCTATACCACACCCCCCACGTCGTGCATGCTGAGAAGTCGGATGAAGTCTTGGCCTCGTGCGCCGTGTCCCACGACTGGATTATGAAGTCACAGGCGGGCGGGGAGGTCTCCTCCCATATACGCCACATCTCCCGCTTGATGAGCGCGATGCTGTCCGAGGTGGGGTTCTGCTGGTACTGGGCGGCCCAGTAGCGCGGGTCGAGCGTCGCCCGCGTCTTCTGCATCTCCTCCAGCGACCAGCGCTGGGGCCAGAGCGTCTTCTCCTCCTCCGTGTGCTCGTTGAGAATGGCCGGGAACTCGATCACCTCCCACTGGTCGGCGTCGGGGTTGCGCGCCTGATAGTCGAGGAGCTTCGCCGTCAGGTCCAATTGCCCCCAGCGCGTCATCACGACGATCACCGCCCCACCCCACATCAGACGCTGGCGCGGGCCAGTCTGATACCAACTCCATGCCTGCTCAAAAGGCGTCTTGGTGCCACTCTTCAGGTCCTGTTCCGAGTGCGGGTCGTCGATGAGAAGAAGATGCGCGCCCCGTCCCGCCAGAGCACCACCAACACCCACCGCGTAATACTTTCCCCCGGCGCTCGTGTTCCAACTGCCCGCGCTCTTGGAGTCCTCCGACAACTGCACGTCAGGAAAGACTTCTGCGTATTCCTCGCTCTCGATCAGGTTGCGCACGCGCCTGCCGTATTCCTCCGACAGTGACGCCGTGTGCGTGGCCATGATGACGTGGTGCGCCGGGAAGTGCCCCAGATACCACGAAGAAAACAGATAGGACGCCAGCTCGCTCTTGCCGTGGCGCGGGGGCATGTTGACGATGACGCGTTTTTTGTTGCCGTCAACGATGTCCTTGAATATGCGCGCCATGATCCTGTGGTGCTGCCCCTCGGAAAAGTTGGGGTAGACACGATGCGCAAACGCCAGCAGGTCGTCTTTTGCTTTTTTAAGCTTGAGGCGCTTTTCTTTTTCTTCCAAAAGCGTCAGAAAATCCAGCTTCTGCGCCTTGGTCATGGTCGCGAGGTTCATTGAACTTCGCTTTGCGTCTCTTCAATTATTTCCGCGTCGCTGATCTTTTCCAAGGCTTCGAGCTTTTCCTTGATCTTGCGATCCAGCTCGTCGTCCGTTACATTGGTGTTCTTGATCTCCATGCGCTCCGTGAAGAGCGCCACCTCCGTCACCTTGCCCAGCAACTCAAGCGCTTTCAGACGGATCTTCGCGTCGGGGTGTTTGGTCTCTTCAAGTAGCTGGGCGACGGCGTAGCCGCGAATCTCCTGCGCGCGCTCCACGAATTGCCAATCAAAAGCAGTCAGCATTCCCACCAGATGCTTTACCGCAGGGGGCGTATCAAGCCGCGTGATGAGCGCGTGCGTATCTCCCGTATCGGCGTTGGCTGTCATGGCGGCAAAAGCTTCGTTGGCGGTGCGACGCTCTGCTTCCGTTGCAACCTCGTCGTCATCCTTAACGCCAAGTGACTTCAACCAGTCTGCCGTTTCGTGCCGCGCGTCCAGATGCTGGGCGGGGGTAGCCCTTTCCAATGGCGGCAAGGGGGCCACCGAATCAAATACTTCCGGCGAAAAGTCCGCTTCGTCCAGCGTAGAGAGATGCTCTAACACGCGTGCGTTATACAGCGGGGGGCAAGGGGTTGCAAGCGGTTGTTTTTCCGACTACTATGCGAACCGCATGTGTTTTTCTCCTCCGTTTTATCTTTAGGGCTCTTACGTGGAGCCCTTTTTTTCTGGGTGTATGTCAAAAATTTGACTAATATTTTTGCTGCATTGCAAAAAAATTGAAGGGGGTGGGGATCTCAAATACGCGATTTGGTGTTCGTATAAAGTTTGACATGGGTTGAGTGGCGTTGTGGAGTGGTTGTGAAGTCCTGTTCCGGGCCTCGCTGCCTAGCAACCGGGCTGAACGGGTTGGTGGGGGTGGGGTGGGGGCCGCCGATTCATAAAGCCGGTGTCGGTTGGCAAGCTACTGTGGTAAACTGGAGTTGTGTCGGTGAGGGGTTCGCCCCTCTGCGGCACACGGTCGCCCCGCCCGCTGCGGGGCTTCGCACTTGCAGACACGCTGTCTGCAAGTGCACAACGAAAGGAGTTGCTGTGTCTATCTTCAACAACCAGAAAGTCCACGCCGCGTTTGACGCGGCGCTGGCG